CAGCAGGTTCTGCTGGAGCAATTGTTGCTATATCAGATTATGCTAGAAATTTTTCAACTGCAAACTGCATAGTTTCTCCGAATGGATCAGAAAAAATTGGTGGAGTAGCTTCAGATGCAACTTTAAGTGATGTAGGACAAGCGATAACTTTAGTTTATATTGATTCTACTCAAGGTTGGATTAATGTTCAAAATGCAACTTCTGCAGAAACAGGTGTTAGTCCATATGTTACAGCAACTGGAGGAACTATAACTAATTCAGGTAATTTTAGAATTCATACATTTACAGGTCCAGGAACTTTTTGTGTAACTTCTGGTGGAACTGCAGCACCTTGTAGTGGAACAGGATCTAATTTAATAGATTATATTGTGGTCGCTGGTGGTGGAGGATCTGGTGGTAATCACAAACATATTCAAGGTGGTGGTGGTGGTGGAGCTGGAGGTTTTAGAGCTTCGCCTGGCGGTGCTTCAGGTTGTTATACAGCATCCCCATTGGGAGCAGCACCTGCTGTTTCTTTACCAGCACCTGTTGCCGCTTATCCAATTACTATTGGTGCAGGAGGAACTGGTGGAACTAAAAATGGTTGCACTGCGGCAACATCAGGAACTAATTCAGTAGCGTCTTTATCAACAACGATAACAGCTGCTGGGGGTGGTGGCGGTGGAAATCCTAGCAGTGGTCCTAATTCTTCAACAGGTTTTAATGGTGGTTCTGGAGGTGGTGGGGCTGGTTCTGGAGGATCAGCTGGATCAGGAAATACTCCACCAACAAATCCACCACAAGGAAATAATGGTGGTGCAGGTTCGTCAGCAGGAGCTACATTAGGTGGTTCTGGAGGTGGTGCAACAGGTGCAGGAAGCACAAGTCCAGGTCCAGGAACTACTCCAACTGCAACTACTGGAGGAACAGGAGCTACTTCTTGTATATCAGCTTCACCTGTAACTTATTCAACTGGTGGATTTTATTCTCCATTTAATCCTAGTTCTTGGTCAGCAGGAACAAATGCAGCAGCAAATACAGGAGACGGAGGAGATAGTCAAAACGCAGCTCCAAGTCCATTAACACCAGACCCAGCAGGATACGCTGGATTGAATGGTGGATCTGGAATAGTTATTATTAGATACAAATATCAAAATTAGGTAAATTATGAGTGAAATAAAAGTAAATAAAATTAGTCCAAGAACAGCGTGTGGTACAACCACATTAGGAGATAGTGGAGATACATTTACAATTCCTTCTGGTGTTACAATCACGAACAATGGAACGCAGACAGGTTTCGGAAGAGAGGGTTCTGTAAATTGGCAAACCTCAATTAAAACAGCAACATTCACGGCCGCATCAGGAGAAGGATATTTTTGTGACACAGCAAGTGTTGGAGCATTTACAGTTAATTTACCAAGTTCACCTTCGGTTGGTGATATTGTAGCTATTAAAGATTATGCAAGTAATTTTGCATCAGCTAATTTAACTATAGGTAGAGGTGGTTCTAATTTAAATGGTAATGCTGGAGATTTTACAGCAAAAACAAATAATTTAAGTTTAACTTTAGTTTATGCTGATTCAACAAAAGGTTGGTTAGCAGTAGAAGAAGGTGAAGGATTTGTTGGAGAAAGTTTTATAACTGCAACAGGAGGAACTGTTACTTGTAGTGGAAATTTTAAAATTCATACATTTACAGGACCAGGATCATTTACTGTATCATCACTTGCTAGCTGTTCTGCAAACAACGTGGTAGATTATTTAGTAGTTGCAGGTGGTGGCGGTGCTACAGGAGCTGCAGGAAGTGGAGCAGGAGCAGGAGGATTTAGAATGTCTAATGACACTTGTATGCCAGCACCTTTGACTTCACCATTAGCAAATCCAACAGGTATCACAGTTACAGCACAAGCATATCCAATAGTTGTTGGAGCAGGAGGCACAGCACCAGATCCAACCAGTCCTCCTGGCACAAATGGTGGTGTTTCATCTTTTGATTCAATTACATCTGCCGGTGGTGGTGGAGGTGTTCAAGCAGCTACTGCTGGAATAAATGGTGGATCAGGTTCAGGTGGAGGTGGTGAAACTCCAGGATCAACTTCTGCAGGTGGGTCAGGCAATACCCCTCCCGTTACTCCCGCTCAAGGTCAAGACGGTGGAACTGGATCACAAGGTCCAGTTGCTAGAGGAGCAGGTGGCGGTGGCGGTGCTGCATGTGCTGGTAGTAATGGTTCAGGCTCTGGTGGTGCTGGAGGAGCTGGTTCATTTGTTCTTGGAACAGGTTTTGCTGGATCTAATGGTGAGGCAGGTCCAGTTTGTGGTGCGAGATATTTTGCTGGTGGCGGCGGTGGAGGATTTGAAGCTGCAGGTGGAAGTAATGGTGTTGGAGGTGTAGGTGGTGGTGGAGATGCAGGACCAGGACCAGGTGGATCTCCAGGAAATGGTCAAGCTGGAGTTGCTAACACTGGTGGTGGTGGCGGCGGTGGATCAAGAGGTACTCCAGGAACAAACTCTGGTCAATTAGGTGGAAATGGCGGTTCTGGAATAGTAATTATAAGATACAAATTTCAGTAGGTTGAATGATGTTTAAAATTAATATATAAGGAGAATATTATGGCACATTTTGCAAAACTAGGAGCAAACGGAAAAGTTATTCAAGTATTAACACTTGATAATAAAGATATGTTAAATGCTGATGGTGTTGAGGATGAATCAGTAGGTCAACAATATTTAGAGACTCATAATAATTGGCCTGCACAAATGTGGATTCAAACTTCTTACAATACACAAAGCAATCAACATAAAGATGGCGGAACACCTTTAAGAGGTAATTACGCAGGTATAGGTTATGAATGGGATGAAGATAATCAAATCTTTTGGCCTAAAAAACCTTATGCATCTTGGGTAAAAAATACTACAACTGCACAATGGCAATCACCTATCGGTGATGCTCCTGCATTAACTGCAGAACAAGAAGCTCAAAATACACCTGCAGATGAAAATACTCCAGCCACTCACAGATGGCATTACGTTTGGAATGAAGATAATCAATCTTGGGATTTGACAGATCAAAACGCATAGATTAAAAATGGTGGTGGTATGCAGAAGAAAGTATTATCAGAAGTAAGTTTATATTACGGTGATGTAGCAATGCCCAAAGATTGGGACATTGATCGAGATAAATTATCAGGCGACATTCTACAATCACAAATTCAAAACAAAGAATTTCCCTTCTCACGAACTTGGGATATGTTGAATACATATATGCGAGATCACATTGGTCTTGAATATGGTATCAATCTAATTAACAAAGAAACGTGGGGTAACATCTATAAACCTGCGGAAACTACAATTCCATTAATTAACATAGATCCAGTAGATTTACTTAACTCACCAGATTTTACATTATTATATGGGGTCAAAGTTAAAGATTGTAATGTTAGAATAAACTTTGAAGATAATAGACGTAAAGGTAGATCCTGGAACATACCACTTTTAAATAACAGATTCATTATGTTTCCATCAACTAATATGTATTATTTAACTAATAATCAAAAGGATAGTTTAAATTTTGTACAAACTATAACATATGAATATATCTAATTACTATTGGTATTTTAGTGGTGTTCTTACACCTAAATTTTGTGATGAAGTTATTAAATACGCTAACGAACAAAAAGAAGTTATGGCTAGAACAGGTGGTTATGGTGACAGAAAATTAAACAAGCAAGAAGTGTTAGATTTAAAAAGAAAAAGAAATTCTGATTTGGTATGGCTCAATGATACTTGGATATATAAAGAATTACATCCATACGTACACAAAGCAAATAAAAACGCTGGTTGGAATTTTGAATGGGAAAGATCTGAATCTTGTCAGTTTACCAAATATAAATTAAATCAATATTACGATTGGCATTGTGATAGTTGGGATAAACCTTATGATAGACCAGGTAAACCAGATCACGGAAAAATTCGAAAACTATCTATGACTTGTCAGTTAACAGATGGTTCAGAATATAAAGGTGGTGAATTAGAATTTGATTTTAGAAACTATGACCCACATATGCGAGATGAATCGAAGCATAGAATACAATGTAAAGAGATATTACCAAAAGGTTCTATTATTGTATTTCCTTCATTTGTGTGGCATAGAGTTAAACCAGTAACATCAGGCACAAGATATAGTCTTGTTGTCTGGCATTTAGGAAAGCCATTTAAATAATGTATATAAATAATTATTTTAACACGACCATTTGGTCAGAACAAAAACCAGAGTTTGTAAAATCTTTAAACAAAGCAAGTAACAAATATATTAAAGAAGCAAAGAGTAGAGAAAAAAAATATATTAAAGAGTATGGTGACTTTGGTAGATCGTTTCATTCAACACCACTTACAATGGATAATAACTTTTTAGATTTTAGAAATTACATTGGCCAAAAGTCTTGGGAATATTTAGATCACCAAGGTTATGATATGTCACAATACACAACTATGTTTAGTGAGTTATGGGTACAAGAGTTTGCTAAAAAAGGTGGTGGTCATCACTCTGCACACATACATTGGAATCAACACGTATCAGGTTTTTATTTTTTAAAGTGCAGTGATAAAACATCATACCCCATCTTTCACGAACCGAGAACAGGAGCACGTGCAACTAAATTAAAAATGAAACCAAATATAAAAGGTGTATGGGGAGGTACAGAGTTAATTCATTTTAAACCTACACCAGGCACATTGATTATATTTCCAGGGTTCTTGGAACACGAATATGCAGTAGACCACGGTATAGAACCATTTAGATTTATACATTGGAATATACAAGCTGTGCCAAAAGAAATGGCAAAAGATGTTTAAAGTAAAAAGTAATTTTTTTAAAAAAGATGATTTTAATAAAATGAAATATATAGTTACACATCCTAATTTTAATTGGTTTTTACAACACGGAGTTTTAAGAAATGAAAACAATATTTATTTTAGTCATATTTTTTATGACAACATAGAAATAAAAAGTCCTTTTTACAAAGACATTATAGTACCGTTTATTAATAAATTAAAAATTAAAAAATTATTAAGATCAAAATTAAATCTATATCCTAAAACACATAAACAAATTATTCACGGTTTTCATACAGATAGAACAGATAAACACAATGTTATTTTGTTTTATTTTAATACAAACAATGGTCAAACTTTATTTAAAAATAAAAAAATAGATTCTAAAGAAAATAAAGCTATAATATTTAATGGTTCTTTAGAACACTCTAGCACGACCTGTACTGATGAAAATTATAGAATTACTTTAAATATAAATTATGAGTTTTAAAAAAAATAAATATACAGTTATTCGTCAAGCAATATCAAAAGACCTAGCAGCTTTTATTGCAAATTATTTTTTAATGCAAAAACAAGTTTATGATACTTGTAAACAAGCCAGATACTTTTCACCCTTTGAAAATATAATTGGATATTATGAAGGTGAGAACGAACAGATACCAAACACATATTCTCAATATGCAAATATGGCTATGGAAACTTTATTACTTAAATGTCAACCTGATATGGAAAAAGCAACAGGATTGAAATTATATCCTGCCTATACATACGCAAGAATATATAAAAAAGGTGATGAGTTGAAAAGACACAAAGATAGATTCAGTTGTGAAATATCTACGACTATGAATCTTGGTGGTGATGATTGGCCAATATATCTTGAGCCATCTGGAGAGGTAGGAAAAAAGGGCGTTAGAATAGATCTTAAACCAGGAGATATGTTAGTTTATTCTGGATGTGAATTGGAACATTGGAGAGAAAAATTCAAAGGAAAAGAATGCGTACAGGTTTTTTTACATTATAATAATCGTAAAACACCAGGAGCTAAGGATAATATGTTCGACAAACGTCCACATTTAGGTCTTCCATCATGGTTTAAAAGATAACAAAATCGTGTTATAACACACTAGCGGGCTAGGACTTACACCACATACCACCGTCCTAGTTCGCTTA